CTTGAAACGATGAGAAGGACTGGTTCATTTATCAAAGATGAATGCTATCCAACAATGAAGGCGTCCCGCTGGATCAATGCCAGCGCCGACCACGTTAAAGTACTGTATGGCCCCTACTGTGATGCAATCATGCATAGCATGGTGAAACATCCCGCAATGATGAAGGTTATTCCGGTCAAAGAAAGAGCGAGAGCCATCTTTGATCGTCTTTATCAAGAGGGCTCTGTCTACCACGCTGCAGATTACACCAGTTTTGAATCACACTTCACCCCGGAGAAGATGGAATATATAGCACATGATTTCTATGCGTACATGTTGCAGAATATTCCTACCGCAGGATTGAGTCCACTGATCAGTTTGCCACTTGTTAATGGCGAAATGGATCCCGGGCATTTCAATTCTTTCCTTGATAGTGTGATCAGAGGGGAGCGATTATTGCAGATGAGGAACTACGGAGTAGTCAAACTGTTAGCTAGGAGGATGTCCGGAGAAATGGACACCTCGCTGGGAAATACGTATTCAAATTATGTGATGCTGCAGTTCATGGCATACTTGAAACTCAACGAGCTTGGGAAGCCGTTTGAGGAAGTTCCGTGTTTCGTCGAAGGCGACGATTCACTCACCAGATACCCCGAAGGAGTAAATCCAACAGAAGAAGATTACGCTCAGTGGGGTTGGGTTATTAAGATGGAGAGACATGAAAACTTGTGCACAGCAAGTTTTTGTGGTCTAGTGTTCGACGAAGAAGACTTAGTGGTCGTGACCGACCCAATTGAGGTCATGGCCAAATTCGGTTGGACTGGACGCAAATATGTATTCTCCGGAGATTCTTGTCTCAAAGGACTGCTTAGAAGTAAAGCACTCTCTCTCGCGTGTGAGTACAATAATGTTCCACTATTGGGCGCTTTTGCTCACAGAGTGATGGAACTCACAAAGACTGTCAACATCCGACAATCAATATTCGACAGTATGTCTCAATACGAACGAGAAGAGTACGAGGTTAACGTAACAGGACAGCAACCATGGAAGAACAAACCTCAAGTACCTATGAGAACAAGACATTTGGTGGAAAATCTGTATGGGATTACAATTCAAGATCAATTAGCACAAGAAGAGAAGTTTTCCAAGATCAATATGTATGAACCATTCGAATTCCCCTATCTAACCCAAGCACACAAGGACAATCTGGTCTTCCAAACCGAAAAACCATTCATGGCGCGGGACTACGACCATGAAAAACGCCAACAAATCCGACGCATTCTGGAGAATATGTACGCCGAGAAGACCAGCACAAAGAAATTCAAGCAAAATTTTCACGTCCTCAGTGATACAAACAACAGAGACCGGATCATCCACACTTAA